GATACTTAATTGGACTGGACGATGGAAGTGTCGCATTATTTATGGGTGTAAAAATGGCTGGAACAATTTTGGCCCTTGGGTTTCTAATATTCTTGTATCACTATAAAAGTTTTTTTGCTTGGGTTTCTATAGTGATATTGACGATGCTACAATTTTACCTGTTATATTATTTGGAACAATAAGATGCCAGAATATGAATATAGATGTTCAGCTTGTAGATACGAATTTTCTGAAAGTCAGGAGATGAAAAAATACAAGGCCAAAAAAAAATGCCCGTCCTGCAAGAAGCATAAACTAGAGCGGGTTTTAGGCTGTTTTACAGCTTTTGCAAGAGCGGAACCTACAACCCTTGGACAATTAGCAGAAAGAAACACTGCTAAATTTGGTAGATATGAATTGGATAAGAAACAACTGCAACAAAACAAGGGCAAAAATGTTGACAAAAAGGACCAGCCTTGGTATCATAAGGGTGGAGGCGCGTCTCAAAACGAAGTTTTCAAGATGACTCCTGAACAGAAAAAGAAATACATTCAGGAAGGGAAAAAATGAGCAGTGAAGAACCTACTCCTATTCATGGCATAGTTGATCTGGGACATACTTTTATAAAATGCCCTGACTGTGACACTGAACATGTTGACATATGGAAAACTAAAGAATCAAGCAGGGTGACTATCGTTAAAGTAATCTGCGAAAACGAGGGGTGTGGGGGCGAGAGCTTCAATAAAGAAATTACTGGCGAGTTTTACATCGGTGGAACAGAACATAGCAGATTTGTCAGAATAGATCAAGACCAAGAAGATTATGTAGAGATACACTCTAAATCCATAGAGAATTAACATGATAGATAAACACGAAGATTTTGGAGAGGTTGCGAAAGTAATAAACCATAGGTACATTTTAGGCAACGGTAAAGAGACAACGGAAGAAACTCACCGGGTTTGTGCGAAGATGCACGTCATTACCCAGAACGAAAAACAGACCAGCTTTTGCTACGTTAAATTTTTTAGGGGTAAAATGTTTGACCCGCAGGGGATCGACGCGACAAAAGTAAGGCTTGCCGAATTTAGAAAGGTCAGCGAGACCATATTCGATCTCTATTTCAATTACCTAAAGACAAAGAATGGTGAGTCCCTCATTAGAGCAGAAAGAGAGTATATTCATGTCTAAAAAAAGCGGCCCGTTAAACAGAGTTGAAAAATTTTACATCGATAATCATTCTGATAAAGATGTTAAAGATATTGCCGAAGAGTTAAATAGAAACCAAAAGATCATATCAAAATATCTAAATTCTAAACCTAAGACAGAACACACTTCTAAGGCTCAGGACGAACAGAAAGAAACCCTGATTGCTGGAGAATTATTCGGCCATAAAAAAGGTAGAGGGGTTACTGTTATGACACCGGCTGCTTCTGAAAGAGCCGATGCGTCTAAGGCCAACCCTCCTAAAAGAGCGAGCAATTCAACTTTTATACATAGGATCAAAGACTAGATGTCGATAAGCACTTCTATTGACGGATACATCAATCAGTATGCCGACAGTAACCCCATTTGGATCGTTACGTTGTCCGATGGAACAACCGTCTATCAGGACGACGACAGGCCTGACACAGAGCCGCACAGCGCATGGGAAAGGCTAGGCATACACTGTAAAAAGAACAGCCTCCATATCGCCGGAATGAAAATTAAAAATCGGTCCCATGTTGAGGTTGTCGGAGAAGGAGGCGACGGCTATTATTTCTGTAAATGCGCCGGAAAATTTATGTTCGGAGACAGAACCAATCACGCTTTCATAGTAGGAGTGTTGGAGAACAATGAGTTACGGGTCAGGCATTGGAGCTTACCCGAAATCGTACCAGATCAATTTGAAATCAGAGACCCCACCAAAGCAGGAATTTGCTTAATTGCCAAGAACAAATCATATGAAGAAGTATAAGCATATTACGACTGGACAAGAATGTGATGCCGCTCAATACATAGCGGAAATGGTTTTACTGAGAGAAGCAGAAAAGGCGAATGAGGGTACTCCAGCTTTCAAACTTTGGAATACCACAAAATGGAAGACCAAATTCAGAAGTCAAGTGACAAGGGCGTACCAACTTCTTAAGAAGTATGATGAAACCGCTATCATAAATGCTCTCAAGTCCCAAAAGGGTAGATGGATGTATTCACTACGTCTAAAAGCGTTGGAGAATATCATCAAATATGAGCAGACAAAGGTAGACAAAGAAAAAGATCGTAAAGTCGTACCTAAAAAGTACGTAACAGAAGAAGCTGCTCCTCCACGAAAACCGTTTGGCAAGAAAAGTACGATTCAGAAATTGAGGGATTTAGATGGCTAAGGCTATAGCTACAGCGTTGGATGACGACGTAACAAAAGATATCATCAAAAAATATGGACACGTAGTACGAAGTGGATTAGAGGTTTTTGAAGAAAGATCCAATCTGCAAATCATTCCTGTTAGTCCTTCTCTAGACTTGGCTCTAGGTGGTGGTATCCAAGAAGGAGGCTGGGTCACTTTTACTGGTGATCCTAAAAGCGGAAAAACTACAACAGCCCTTCAGTTCGCGGCTACTTGTCAGGAAGAAAAATACGGCTCTAAGCCAGTAATATATCTTGATGCAGAAGGCAGGTTAAAATCAATAAACCTTACGGGTATTCAAGGGCTAGACATTGAAAAAATGAAGATTGTTGGCACCGTGGATGAACCCATGAGTGCAGAACAATTCCTTAATATTGCCGAATTTTACATCAAAAATACCCCCGGCTGCGTGTTGATAGTAGACTCTATTTCATCACTTATCCCAGAAAAGGAATTGATTGATGATGTCAACGCTCAGTACCGTCCATCTCTACCCAAGCTGCTAAAGAACTGGTGCAAAAAATTAGGCGGTATTGTACCAAGACAAAAAGCTATCGTAATTATGATTACGCATTTAATTGCAAACACTTCTGGCTTTGGCAGGAGTAAAGTACCTGATGGTGGTCGTGGGATTCAATATCAAACAGACAACATATTAGAAATAAAATATATAAAGCCGTGGGTATCTGGGGGTAAGCAAATTGGACAAATGATTCATTGGCAAGTTAAGACTTCTGCCGCAGGAGGCTTTCCCGGCAGCGAGGCTCAAGGATGGCTTAAATACGGTATAGGAATTGACAAAACTCAAGAGTTGTTTATAATGGCAGTAGATTTAGATCTAATAGCTAAGGCTGGAGCTTGGTATACTTGCAATTATCTTCTTGAAGATAGCGACAGGGTTAAAGATCTACTTATAGCTAACGATATAGATACAGAAGATGAAAAGGCGGTAAAGTCATTTTTTCAATTTCAAGGACAAGATAAGGTTGCTGCTTTTTTAAGCAGTAATCCTGTCACCTTAGAAATACTCGAAGAAGAAATAAAGAGCATGCTGTGAAAATTACAGGGTTTGATGGCCGGGAAAGAGAATGGAACCTCGGAAGAAAATCCGCTCGGCATAACACGAGAAAATGCTCCAGCCTTCATAAAAGAACAAGAGTCATCTTGCGTGAACTCTTTCCTCGCACTATAATTTTAGAGGAGGTCCATCTTCCCGGTAGCGCTACGGTGACGCGGTCTTCAACGCTGTTTGCAGATTTTTACGTTCCGTCACGCAAGCTTATCGTAGAGGTTCATGGCAGACAGCATTATGAGTTCAACGAATTCTACCATAAAACTAAACGAGGTTTTCAAAAAGCTAAGGCTAGGGATAGAGATAAAATCAAATGGTGCGATTTAAACGAGATCGACATTGTTGTATTGGCCTACGGAGGTAAAGACGATGAATGGAAAAAATCAATTCTCAACCGATAGCCTTGACTATTTTGTTGACTCCTTAGATAATTATATCTCGGGAGAACAAATATATTCCATTCAGATCAACCCAGAAGTTGAGAGTATCATTAATTTAGAAACGGTAGAGTTGGAGTCTTTAACCCCTGAAGAATGTTGCGAGAAGGCTTATGTTCTTTACGGTTATTGTCATTATGTCCAATCGATTTCTAATCAGCATACCGTAAAATTAAACTGGTGCGAAAAACAACTGGGCATGATAGTTTCAAAACAAGCAAGCCAGTTTGATAAGTACACGAAATGGGAGCAAAAATATTACAGCGTTATAGACGGTGACGAATTTGCTAAAAAGTTGTTCGAGGTTAAGCTGGCTGCTGAAAGCAGAGTCATGTGGCTTGACAACAAAGTTAGGGATCTTAGAAGAATGGCAGACTCACTATTAGAGCTTAGCAGGAGAAAAAGTGGATGATTAACCCGTTAGAAAAAATGAAAGCTGGCATAGAAACTAACGACATGGATCTTGTTCGAGTAGGGTTTGAAGAATTAACAGGACAGGTAACAACCAGTCCAAAAGAATCACCAACTCCAGTAAAGCTAGAAGAGGCATCCCCGAAGAAAGATGATTTTAGCGATTTTATTGTTTCCCCCCAGTCGTCTGGCGCAAAATCTAGAGTAGCCAAAACTGAACCTGTCGTTGGCGGTCAAAACAACACGTTTGTAGACGAGGGCATAGAGGCGAAAGATATCGAAACTCCACAAATTACGCCCTCTCCTAGGAACAGGCCTCCTTCCCAGATGGTAGAATTGTCATGTCATAAGTGCGGCAAGACAGAAAAGGTCGCCTCTAATCTTGTACAGGGTGAATTTCACCGCTGCGGAAAATGTATCAGAAGGTAAAATGGCAAGTCAAATAAATAATCCTGCATCTGAAAGAGCGGTATTAACCGGCCTCTTGAGATACGGGATCGATGCGTATATAGATGTTGACGATATAATTAACGTAAGCACGTTTGATATTGAAGAAAATCAGATACTTTACAGTTGCATTGAAAAAGTTTTAGAAGGTAGCTCTAGCGTAGACTTACCCTCTCTTTTGAGCGTGGCTAAAGACCTAGGGTTGGACTCCTTCCTAGAGGAAGAGACTACTATAGCTGGAATCAAATCTCTTATCGAGGTTGATATTGATCTAGCCAATGTCAGAAAACACGCGGTCAAACTCAAAAAATTAGAGATTGCTAGAAACATAAAGAATAAAGTCAAGCAAATTATTTCTGATGTTTCTAATGTGACCGGCGATGAGTCAATAGATGAGATACTTAGTATTGCTGAGTCGCCCATTTTTGCGATGTCTGCGACACTAAACGGTTCTGTAGAAGATAAACCAATCACTCTTGGAAAAGAGGTTTCTGAATATGTCTCACACGTAGAAGAAAATCCCTCATCTTTCTTAGGTTTGACTAGCGGGTTTATCCGGTTTGACGAAGCGATAGGCGGTGGATTCAGAAGAAAATGCGTAGACCTGATCGCGGCGCGTCCTAAAGTAGGCAAAAGCATGTTGGCTGATAATGTGGCTATACATATATCTGAAAAATTAAACGTACCTGTTTTGGTACTAGATACGGAAATGGCAAAAGAAGACCATTTTAATCGTATTTTGGCTAATTTTAGTGGCGTCAATATTAATGACATAGCCAGTGGCAAATTTACGGAAAGCGCTTGTGAAAAAGAAAAGGTCTATAACGCTGTAGAAAGATTTGACAAAATTCCCATCGACTATATCAGCATTGCTGGAAAGCCTTTTGAAGAAACCCTATCCGTAATGAGAAGATGGCTATTCAAAAATGTCGGATATGACGACAATGGTCGAATCAAAGACTGTATGATTATATATGACTATCTTAAACTGATGGACTCTGGACAAATTAGCGACAGTCTAAAGGAATATCAAGTCTTAGGTTTCCAAATTACACAACTTCATAACTTTTGCGTGCAGTATGATTGCCCGTGTCTAAGCTTTGTTCAATTAAACCGAGACGGGATTACTAAAGAATCCACTGATGTTGTAAGCGGCTCTGATAGACTGGTATGGCTGTGTAGCAGTTTTAGTATTTTTAAGAATAAGTCTGACGAAGAAATTGCGGAAGACCAAGGGGAGAACGGGAACAGAAAATTAGTTCCTGTTGTTACACGGCACGGTGCTGGTTTAGATGATTATGATTATATCAACATCGCAATGCTTGGAGAAACAGCAAGAATCATAGAGAAACCTACAAGAAACGAAATCAAGTTTAACTACCAAAAGCAGCAGTCTGGGTTTGAAGTTGATGATTTTGATAATGAAGAAAGTCCGTTTTAATGAAAAAAGAAGAACTTGCAGTTTTATCGCATAAAGTTGCGCTCAGAATAGAAGACCTATTGGACCTGTTCGGAGTTGAACACCTTCGACAGTACGATAGGATCACCTGTACGTGCCCGATCCATAAGGGCGCGGATAACCCACAAGCGTTCACTATTACAATGGAAGATAAATACTTTGGATGCTGGAGGTGCTGGACCCACGGCTGCGAAGAAAAATTTTTACATACGCCTATAGGTTTAATAAGAGGTTTATTAAGTTCCAGAAAAGATAAGGAGGTTTCGTTTCAAGAAGCTATTAATTTTTCCTTGGAGTTTGTGTCTAGCTCCGCAGAAGATTTGGCAAAAGAAAGTCGCGGCTTTAGAGTCGAAAAATCAACTGTGCCAACAGACCCTCTCAAAAACCGACTTATACCGGATAATGCGATAGTTAGAAAAACAGTAAGAAATTCCTTGACCAGACCGGTAAAATATTATTTGAACAGAGGATATTTGGATCAAACCTTAGACAAATTCGACGTGGGGATATGCAAAGACTCTTCGAAACAGATGAATGGAAGAATAGTAGTTCCCGTGTACGACGACAATCATGAATACATGGTGGGATGTGTCGGAAGAACACAACATGAACAAAGCAATGGGTTCAAATGGGTCAACTCTAAAAATTTTAATTCAGGACTATACCTATATGGATACTGGCTCGCAAAAGACAACATCCGAGAAACCAAGACTGTTGTTCTGGTAGAAGGACAGGGTGATGTTTGGCGTCTTTACGAGGCAGGGATCAGGAACTCTGTTGGAATGTTTGGCTCCAGCCTAAGCGACGGTCAAGCTAGAATCTTAGAAACATCTGGAGCTTTCAATGTGGTTGTTTTAACCGACAATGACGAAGCTGGAAAAAAAGCCAAGCAGTCCATAAGCAAAAAATGTGAGCGGTTATTTCATCTGGTATTTCCCGAATTCTCTAAGGAGGACATAGGAGCAATGTCTGTGAGTGAAATAGAAACAATAATTAAACCACAATTAACGGGAATGATCTAAAATGGAACAAAAAATACTTGGAATTTCTGGAGCCAAACAAAGCGGGAAAACTACTAGTAGTAATTTTCTCCATGGGTATCAGCTACGTTTTTACGATATTGTTGAGAAATTCGTAATGAATAACGAAGGAAACCTACTTGTAAACATCATAGGTCTCAACGAAAAAGGAGAGGAAACAGAAGGCATGGGAGTGATGGACGTAGAAAGGCAGGATGATGATTTTTGTGATTTTGCCGAAGGTCATATCTGGCCTTGCGTGAGATCATTCAGCTTCGCTGACCCCCTGAAGTCTATGGCCATGCAATTATTTGGACTTACAAGGAATCAATGTTTCGGCACGGATGAAGATAAGAATTCTTTAACGGAAGTGCCGTGGAAAAACATGCCCGGAAAATCTAGGTCGAAGAAGGCACGACAGAACCATGAGATGACAGCCAGAGAATTTCTACAATATTTTGGTACAGACATTTGCAGAAAAGTCAAACCGGACATTTGGACATCTGCGTGTATCTCGCGTATTAAAATGAGTCAAACCGAACTAGCAATCGTTCCAGATTGCAGGTTTCCTAACGAGGTAGAAGCCATAAAAGAAGCTGGAGGCAAGGTTATTCGCCTTACCAGAACCCCCCATAAAGATTCTCACCTGAGTGAAAACGCTTTGACAGACAGCTATCAAGGATTCGATTGTGTAATCGACAATAAAAAGCTAGACATGCACGAATCTAACATGGCTTTGTTAAATGTTCTAAAAAACTGGAACTGGTTACAGGTAAAGGCTGGTTAACATGACTAAAACAAAAACGGTAGAAAAACCTTGGGGTTTCTATAAAGATATATTTAGGTCTGATGAGGTGGTCTTCAAAAGGATAGTGATAAGTCCCGGCGA